GTCGATCATTTTATATACATTATCTTTCAATGTATTATAGAACTGAGGTCCTACCTCGTCTGGTGGCATACCTAACATACTTGCTGCATTTTTTACTTGCTTTACAAGTTTCTTTGCTTCGGGATCCTCAGACAATGTAACACGCATATACATGGTCTGTTGCAAATCAATCAAACGAAGCATTTTATTCAATTGTTCTCTTTTCTGCTCCACATTCAACATCAGACCCATACGGTTGATGTCCATGTAAAGTTCTTGCATTTGTGTTAGTTCTTGTTGAACCACTTCTGACTGGAAAAAATTCATACAAATTGCTGTTTGATGATACTCTTGTATTTACCTTTATCTATATGAATAAAGGGTTCGTATTTCACTACCCGATTACGGATGGGTTTCCATACGATTTCTTCTTTGATAATCTTGTCAAAGTTGTCAACATAGTTGAAAATTTTGTTGAAGATTGCCAATGTCTCTATGCTTATCTTACCACCTAGATGTGCTTTTAGCAAGGGTGGGTGCATACCATCTAGTATAAACAATTTATCAAACAAGTGCGAGATGTCATGTAGGGTCATCACGTCCTCTTTGAAATTATATGCGAGTGCTTGCTTTCTCTTGATATATTCTTTATAGTTCTTTGCACCTTCTCTTACCAATGTAGCAGGATATACTTTATCCTCTACGATCATATTAGCTACAAAAAATTCGCGTAACTCTTCCTCCTTGAAAGTCCTCGAAAGTTTCACAAAAAAGAATTTATCTCTTCGACTATCAAATGACTGCTGAGATGCTCTAGCAGCGTTACCATATTTGAAGTAGTCAAAAGTGTCTGTAGTGAAGTGAAGTTTCAAGGAGAGATACATCTTATATACCTCTATACCACTCACAGTTTCAAGAATGCCTTAGATGTTCTTTTCATGTAATTTAATCTTTGTGCGTCATATTTTAACTTCTCTTTCAATGGTTTAGATATCAACTTACTAATGCCATCCATTTCTATATTCTTGTCTTCACAAAACTGGACGATTGCTTCAATATAATTAAGATCGCCCTCCTTTACAATGTTCTCTATTTCCACTGAGAACTTTGCAGCGGTCATAAAATTCTTCTCAAAGATGTCTTCAACTTTACCAGTTGCCATTGTCTCTCCTATAGGCGTCGATATACTCTTTGAGTTTTCGAGCATACTTAAAAATGTCATAGATTTCAAAAATTTGCGGTTCACCTGTCTCACAGGCGATAATGGTTACGAGTTTCTTTGGTATCAAACCAGTTAACTCTTGAAACATTATAGCATATGCTGTCTCTTGTGCAAAGTAGTCGTGAATCCATTCTTCACGTTTGTACTTTGTAGATGTCTTGAAATCTATTATCGCTAACTCTCCATTGTATTCTGCAATACAATCAACTCTTCCTGCCATTCTCAAGAGGCTAGAAGATAAAGGTTCTTCTAGGGCATGGATATTATCAATACTATCTAGGTAGGGTTTAATTTGGTAGAATAACCCCATAGATAGCGGATCGTCACTATATTTACTAATTGATTTATTTTCTAGATATAACTCACACAACTTGTGGCACTTATTACCTCGTGTAGATGCACGTTTAGATATTTTATTTGCTTCTTCCTCACCAACTTTATTTCTCCACTCCATGATGGACTTCTTTTTAGAATGTCCTATCACAGTTGTAACAGAAGGGTAGAGAGAATCGCCAACACGATATCTCCTACCCTCTGGTGTAGTTGTTGCTTTTAACTGTGGAAAGTTATGTAGGTTTAAATGTTTAAATGCCAAGATTCAATTTACTAATCAAATAAGATTTGACTAGACCTGATCTCACGATATCGTCAATGCCAAACTCAATACTTTCAAACTCATCCATGTCGTCAATAATCTTTTTGAAGTCCATGATACCAGTTTTCTCATGTGCCTTAACAAGGTCACTCTGTGCAGCGTCTCCTGCAAAGATGATCTTACTATTCACACCTAGTCTTGTTATTATACTATCTAATTCATGAAAGTTCAAGTTCTCAGACTCATCAACCAAGACTATACTATTATCTATGGTAGTTCCACGAATGAAACTTGTAGACCAGAATGATACTGTATCCTGTGCCTTTAGATTGCCATATAGCATCTCAAATGATGCATCATCAGGCATCTCGAACATATATCTTACCATGTTCTTATATGGTATCTGATATAAGTTTGCCTTGTCCTCATGGTCGCCAGGTAGGAAACCAATTTCTCTTGTAGGAACTAATGATCTAACAATATACAATTTAGTATATGGTGTAGACTCATCAAGAATACTTTTGAGTGCAAGATACAGGGTAATGAATGATTTACCAGTTCCCGCTGCACCGAATAAGAATAGATGCTTATTATTCTGCCATGCCTCATACACCTTCTCTTGTGATGGTGTAAGAGGTTTAATGTCTAATAAGTGATCTGCTCCTATTGGTTTTTTTCTCATTTGTCTGGATGATAGTCCAACCATAGTTGGTTGCTTCTTGCTTTTTACAGGCATACTAGAGTTTGTCGAATTTAGCGTAAGGGTGGTGTTTCTTGACGTTATTTAAACGATCTTTGAAACCTTGTGGAAGTTTGTTTTGATAATCACCAACTTCACTGACAGCGGATGCTACTCCTGCTTGCCAGTTCTTTTCCCATTCGGGATTGTCAATCCTCCATTTCTCGTATTGAGAAATAGTAAGATTGAGTTCTTTCTCTTCGCCTGTGTGATAGTTTTTGACTGAATACTGTGGCATACTAACTCCATTCCAATGCTGTGGATACAATGGGAAAACATTCTATAAAAATCTGTCTACATGCTTCGGCAATGTCCATATGTTCTTTTTGCGTTCCATGTGCAGATCTTAAATCTATATAGTGGATCCAAGACCGAACACTACCTGTCATGTATATTCGGGTAGGTGTTGCTAGAGGGAGAACAAATCTCGCACATTCCTTCGCAATACCCTCACGTATGAGTTCGTTGTAGAGATCAATGCCTTCAGAGAAATACCTCTGAATTTGCCCTTGTAACCTCGCTTTCTGTTCCTGCGGTATGTCATCAATACTGTTTTGTCTGTTTTTATGATCCTGACTTCTAAGATCAGGCACGTCAATTTGACCTAACATGTTAGTGTTAGCATAACGTTGCGAAAATTCCTGATATGTAAATGATCTATGCCTTAGAATCTGTGCTGCAATTCCTCTAGTCGTTTCTATCTCTAGAGTCATGTGTGCTTGCTCGAAAACTGACCAATGCTGATGTTTTATGCAATAACCTAGCAAACCAGCTACTTTTGGGTTGTCTTGGTTGTTCGGATTGCTCACTCGTGCCACGTAACCCATCGTTTCCTCTGCGTTTGGTGTCACTGTTATCAATTTTACGTTCATGTAGATTTCGGATTAGTTTGGCATATAGCACCTCTTGTGCTGTATAGAGATCGGGTCTTTTTTTCGCTCGTTTAATTAAGATTTTTGCTGCCTTCCTATTCTTCATATAGGTATTTATGCGTATGGTCGTGTAACGCATCAAATATTTCATCAGCAAGTTCGTCTAAGTCCTCGGTATCGGACTCAAACTTGAAGTCATCACGCTTTCTCTTTAGTGCCTGATCCGCTAGTTTTGAGATATGACTTTTTATCGAAGAGGGGTGGAGAAACTCCTCCGTCACACCATCCGATATCTTTGATTCTGGATCCATCTCTGAGTTTGTCATAGTAGCAATTAAATACGTCCATTTTTACACCCATGACTATATCATGGTGATTGGTAAATTCCTCACTACCGTCCTTACGATCAAGATAGGTAACTATCCATGCGTTTGTAGGTAGTTTCTTGTCCTTCTTCTTGTCAGGAGTGCAATCAATATGTAAGAAGGAAAGAGAATACTTATCTGCTACTTCTTCTATTTCTTGATTACCCTCCCAGATCATCCTCTGTTGCCCCATTCTATCTGCGGAAATGCTTCGGATACAACTGCTTTAGTGAGT